TGCCCGCCACGCTGACGAGGTAGAAGTCGCCCTTGCTCGCGGCCGGATAGTTCGGGTTGGCCGAGCAGTCCGTCGAGCCCTTGAGATCGAGCAGGCCGGTAACGGCCGCCGCCAGCGCGGAATCCACCTGGCCGGTAGAATAGACATCGAGGTTCGTGCGTGCGCCCGCAGCCGTGCTCGCGCCGGTGCCGCCATCGGCGATCGCCACATCGGTGCCGCCGGGCGAGTAGCCCGAGCCGCCATAGGCCGCCCAGGCGGAGCCGGACCACTTGTATTCGGCGTCCTCATCCTGGACGTAGGCAAGTACGCCCTCGTCAATCGCGCCGAGTTCGCGATACAGCCAACCATTGGCGGCGTCGATGCCAGCTGCCGTGGCGATCTGGCCTTCCTTGCCGGCAAAAAACCCTGTGGCCGTGGCGATGATGATGTAGCTTGCCCCGTCTGCACATGTGCCCGGCGGCGCGGTCACCCGGTCGGCCACCGGATAACGGCCGGCGCCAGCTTCCAGACGGCGGACGTCCTCCGTAACGGCCGTGCCAGGCAAAGCTTGGCCGTCAACGATCTCGATATTTCCGCGAGGCGTGGTGTCCGTCATCAGTTGTCCTCTTGAGTTAGACGGTGGCGCTGGCAACGAAGCCGCGGCCCACGGAATCGCTGATCTGGTAGACCCGGAAGTTCAGACTGCTCTGGCCGGAGCCGAAATCGCTGGTCTGGTTGGCCGCGCTGTAGGTGTAGGCGGTCGAGGTCAGCCCCGTGACGGTGCGCACAACGCTGCCGCCGTTCATGATCTCTACCTCGTATTCCTCCGAGGCCTCGCCGAGCGGGATCGAGGTGCCAGAGGTCCATGCGCCTCCCACGCGGGTACGGCGCACCCACGACAGCGCCCAATCTCCGCTGCCGCTGTCCTTCACCCCCGCGAGATGGCACGGCGCATAGGGTTTGAGGCTCGCCCCGGTGAACGGCGCCAGCGGGATCGGGAACGCCGAGGCCGCGGTCCGCCCCGAAGTCACCGCCTTGAAGCTCATGTCAGTGCCCACGTCGGATAGCCCCTTGGTGGCCGTGGCAACGTGACTGAGCAACAGAAACACGTCGCGGCTTGCATGGGTGCCGGTTGCCCATTCGGTGCCTCGCCGGCCCCGCTTGAAGCCCGAGAGGGTATAGGTGCCGTCGCTTTCGAGCGTGGCGGTGGTGAAGTTGACCAGCTCGTCGCCGATCAGGGCGAGGTTGCGGGTCGGCAGCGCGTCGATATCCGCTTCGGTGCAGCCGGTCAGGGTGCCGGTCTGGATCGTCACGTTGAGGCTGCTCGCCCGGTCCCACAGGTTGGGGTTGGCATCGGGCAGGGCGGCGTTGGCATAGCCCCACGTCGCCGAGGAGGTGGAGGCAATCGAGCCGATCTCGTCGGAATATTCCCCGCCCGAGAGTTGCTGGTAAACCGTCGCCCCCGGCCATGTGCCGGTCGCGTAGGGTCCGGCCGCGAGGTAGATGATCGGGTTGGCCGAATTGTGCGCGTCGGTCAGCAGCGGCACGTCGAGGACAAAGCCCTTGGAGATCAGGGGAACCACGATCACGCTGGGATCACGCCCGTCGAACGCCGCGCCGGCCCCGCCGTTGAGCAGGGCCAGACTGGAATGATCATAGACCCATTCGGTGGCGAGGCTGTCGTCGGCCTTGATCGTTACCTTGGTCAACCGGGCCGTTAACTGCTCGCCGTCGAGGTCGAGCGTGCGCACGTCGCCCGGTTCCAGCGCCAGTTGCTGAGCGGTCAGGCCGAGGCTGACCTCCTTGCGCTCGTTCCAGATGCGGCGGAAATAGCGGTCGGCCAGATCGCGCGCCGGATCAGGGGCAATCGCCAGTGTCGAGAGGTCGATGGATTTCTCCCCCCGCGCGCCGGTGGCATCCAGGGGCCGGTCGGCGCGGACATTATTGGGCTGCTGGTCGGCGTTGAGGTCGGCGAAGTTGATGGTCACCGCGCGGGGGAGTTCGGCAGACTGGCGGACCTTGGCCTCATAGCGTGGGCTTCCCACGAACCGCTCGGTCAGCAAAGTTCCGTCGCTGGTGCCGGTGCGTTTCAGCCCTTGCAGGGTGAACTCGTGCGGGCGGATGTCGCTGTCATAGGTGTCGAGCAGTGGTTCAAGGATGGCGCTCGCCTGCCCTTGGGTCGCGCTCCACCCTTGGATGACCTGATCGAGCGCGGTGAAGTCGGTGTCCTGCGCATCCACCATATCGGCCAGCGCCGTGGCAATCGTGCCGAGGGTTACGCCGTTGTTGGCCTGCCGGTCGAGATAGTGCCAGATTTCGTAAGTGGTCCCGGAGATCCCGAGGTTTTCGATGATCGCGTGGTTGATCGGGTCGTAGAGGGCGCGATTGCCGAAGGTGGACGAGTAGGCTGTACGCAGGACATCCCCCGTGATCAGGCTGATCTCGTTGCCGCGCACCCAATAGCTGGCGGCCCCGGGCGGGATGTTGTCCCAGATGGGCTGGTCGAAGCCGAACCCGTTGGTGCCGTTGGTGCCCACATCAACACCAGTGACGGTGGAGGGATTAGCCGGGTCGAACACCCAGTTGTAATAGGTTCCGCTCTGCGGGCGGGGGCCAAAGATGAACCGGTCGCCAATGTCGGCCTTGGTGTGGTGGCCAAAGATCGCCGTCGAAGTCGACGTGGGCAGCGTAATTGTGATGGTCGAGTCCCACCCGGCCCCCGACCCGCCGTCGATGATCCGAACAAAGGTGACAGTATAGCCGTTCGGAATCAGCGCCCAGATATCGCCGTAGGCGTCGGCGAACACGTCCGAGACGCCGCCGAGCGCAGTTTCAGCCCCGTCGATGATGATGTAGGTGCTGCTGCCGTAGGCAATCCAGTGCTCGGCCCCCGTCGCATCGGCGATCACCCGCACACTGAACTGGCGGTGATCCCCCGCGAACGGCCCCATGATCACTGAGGCGATCAGCCCATCGGGCGAGACCTGGTACACGTTCTGGTACTGGTCGCCCATCATGACGATGGTGCCGTCGTTATGGACCCCGATCGCGGACCCGCCCGCCGGATATTCGAACGGCAGCGTCCCCCAGATCATCGGCGCGCGCGCGGCGACATCCCAGATCTCGTATTCGGGATAGGAGGCAGACCACTGCACCAGCAGCAGCCGGCTGAAATCCGGCGAGTAGCTGGCAAGGTTCCACCCGGTGGTGATGACCGGATCAGCAACCTGCTGCGTCGGCACCGAGGTCGACGCGGCGTTGGCGATGAACTCAACCGCGACCTGCGGAATGCGGTTGCCGAGCTTTTCGAGCGGAATGTCCTTGAACACGATATAGGCGGTGCCGCGATAGGCCGGGCAGGAGCCTTCGCCATGCTTGGCCTCGGTGGTTGCCTGGATGCGGGGGTCGGGGTCCTGCGTTTCGGTCCCGGTGTAGATGGCGAAGTAGGATGATGCCCCGCTCTTGCCGCCGGTGGATACCTCGCGGGCGCTCTTGCCGCTGCTGGTCTGCCCGAAATCGAATAGCGTGACTGGACCCGCGCCGGACAGGTCGAACACCAGATGGGTATCGAACCACACCCGGCGCACTGTCTGGATTTCATGCCCAGCCAGGGCCACGGCCCACGTGCCGTAATACTTGTATGAGTTGTACTTCCCGCCCTTGGTCTTGTTCTCTTCCTTGACCTCCTTGAGATCCTCGGCCCAGAAAATGGGGGTCTGGACCCGGCGCATTCCCCAGACCATCGCCAGCGGGTTGCCGTAGTCGCCGGAGGTGAACTTGAGGTCATCGAGGCGCGGGCCTTCGATCTTGCGGCTCATGGTCAGCGCCATGTTCGCGGCAGAGAGCCCGATCTGGATGGCGAGCTTGGCGACGAAGTTTAGCATTGCTCCCTCCACCGCCAGATGCTGTCGATCTCATCGTCGCTGCGCCGATACGGACGAACCCGCATTACGCCCTCGGCGAGGGCCTCGATCACACGGTTCGGCACGTTCGGTCGGGGCGCGCAGATCGAAAGGTGCTGCGGCATCCCCTTGTGTTTGATCAGCAACACGTCGCCGGGTTGGCGCTCGGTCATCTTGTCGAACAGCCGGGAGAGGCCAGCCTGAAGGTCGCGAACCGGCACCCGCCCGCCATAATCACCGCGCAGGGCTTCAAGGCTTTCCGCTTCGGGGCGACCGAGTTCACGGGCAATCCCGACGATCAGGCCCTTGCAGTCGCAGCCGGCGCGCACGGTGCCTTGCCAGTGGAATGGCACGTCAATCCAGCTTTCAGCGCAGACAGCGACAGCGTTGCCGAGCGACTGATGGAAGAGGCCGTCGTGAGGTGATTGGAAACAGATTGTCATCACCCACCGGGATTCGGATAGCGCAGCACCTGGTCCGAACCCGGAACATCAGCGAAGCCGCGAAAGTTGACGATGTTGGCGAAGGCCATGCAGTCGGCCCGGGTCTTGCCGCAACCCTGGCGCAGTTCGAGCGTGTCGCCGATCGCCGGGGCTTCGGGCAAGCCGGTCCACAGCGCCACGCCGCCGGCCGCGCTCCAGTCGTTGATCTCCACCGGGCGGCAGCCGTTCAGCGCCCCGCTGGTGAAGGTCGCCGTGCCCCGGTTGAAATAGTCGTCGGCATAGCTGCCGGTGAACGTCACGATGATGGTCCGCTCGTCGGTCACGCTGGCCACCGTTGCCGCCACCGGAACCACCGCAAAGGCGCACCGCGCATCGCCGAAGTCGGCATCGCAATAGGCGCTGATCACCCGGCCCACCGTCTGCGCGAACTTCGACGCCTCGCCCTGGATCGTCAGGCGGAACCGCCCACCCTCGACCTGGGCGAGCACCACCCGGCCGCGCAGCAGCTTGATCGCGCCGGCGGTGAGGTCGGCCCAGTTGACCTGGAACAGCCGCGCCGCCGCGTCGTCATAACGCCCGCCCAGCACCGCCGCGCGGGTGACGACCTCGGCGATCGGCCCCTCGACCTCGATGTCGCTGCCCTCGAAGCCCACGGCGAGGGCAAGATCGGAAGGCATGATCCCGGTGCCGGCAGAATAGGTTACCGCGCCGTCACCGAGATCATAGGTCAAATCGCGGTCGTGGTCGGTGATCGCCAGCGTGGTCCCGTCCACCAGGTCGAGCCGAAGCATCGTGCAGCGGGTATGGGCCGAGCCGGCAAGGTGCCCCGCAAGGCCGGTGAGCGCCCTCATTCGCGCACCTCGATCAGGTTGAGCGTCTCGATGTGGTCGAGATCCTTTGTCACGCCGGTGAGCTTGAGCGGGCTGTCGAACCGGACCTTGATCACCTCGCCGCCCGCGCTCCAGTCTTTGAAATTGAAGCTGTGCAGCGAACCCTGCGCCTGCTCGAACAGCGCAACCACGGCCGTGTAGACCGGATCATCGCGCTTTGCGGTCGGGAAGCTGACCTCGAACCGGCGCAGAGGCGTGGCCCACCGGGCGTTGCGAACCTCATAGCCGCCGTCAGTCTTCACGATGTCAGTCGACCAATCCACGTCGCGAACGGCGCCGATCTCGACCTGACTGGGCAGGAAGCTGGCAAGGTGCGCCATCAGCCGTTGCTCCTCACCGGCCCATTGACCCGCCGGCGGAAGGCGCGGGCCGCCTGTTCGCCGCTCTCACGCGCCTCGCGGGCATTGGTGACGTTCGGGAAGTGGAAATGGGCATCGCCGCGCCAGCCATTGTCGTTGCGAGGGGCGAACTGCATTTGCTTGAGCAGCGCCCCGGTGCGCGGCGTCGGGGTCACCTGAGCGCCGGTCGGCAGATTGAGCAGCTCGGGTCCATGCTCCCCAACCAGCGACCACCCGCCCGGCGCCCCGGAGGTGCCATTGGCGAACGCCGGCAAGGTGTTCATGACCGCATCCAACCCGCCACCGCCAGCGCCGATGCTGTCAAACCCGCCCCCGCCACCACCGCCGAACAGGCCACCGATGCTGCCGAGCAGGCCGCCGATGCCACCGCCGCCAGCTGACTGCGCCTTCATCAGGGCTTCGGTGATCGGACGGATCAGCAGCTGGTCGACCAGCAGGCTGATCATGTTGGAAATGAAGGGGTCGTTGACGCCGATCGCGTTGGTGATCGCCGAGGTGATGCCATCATGCACGGCGTTGAGCTCGTCCACGGTGTACTGCTGGACTCGCTCGTTGATCTGCTCAGGCGAGAGCCGCAGGCCCTTGGCATAGGTTTCCAGCGGCCCGGCGGTCTGATCCTTCACCACGGCCGCCCGGCCAGCATAGATCGTGTCGATCTGGCTCAAGCGATCCTGGGCGCGAGCACGTTCGTCAGGTGAAAGGGCGGCATTGGCTGCGGTGTTCTGCAGCTGGCGACGCTCTTCCTCGCGGTCTTTGTCCAACAGGCGCAGCTGAATGTCGCGACGCTCTGTAGCGGTACGCGCGAGACTCAGCGCTGACTGGAGAATATCCCGCTGGTTGTCATTTGCCGCGCGCATGTTCTTGAGGGCCTCGTCTGCGAGCCGCGCCTGCTCCTGCGTATTGATCGTCAGCAGCTTTTGCGCCGCCACCTGGCGCACGACGTCTTCCAGCTCCTGCTTGTGGGCGGCGATGACAGGGTTCTTGACCGCCTTGGCCTCGATGTCGGCAATGAGCTTGTCGCGCTCGACCACGACTTGTTGCCGGGCGAGATCGGCCAGTTGGCTGGCATCAGTGATGTTGGCCCGCTGGGCCTGCAGGAGCTCGCTGTTGAGACCGGCAGACGTATCCGCATACTCCTTGGCCTGGGCGGCAGCCTGCTCGATGGCGCGCTGCTGCTTCTCCGCCGCCGCCTGCATACGGCGCTGCATCTCCTCTGGGGACGCCGAGCCGGTCCAGGCGACGTGGAAGTGGTCGGAATGTCCCTTGTCACCGGGCCCGAAGAATTGCTCGACGCCCTGCGCATTGCGCCGGATGTTGACCCCGGCGTCCTTGAGCATCTGCTCGACCTGGGCTTTGGAGTACTGGCCCATTCCGCCCGCCGGCACGAAGTCGATCGCGCGCCCGGCGTAGTGGTCGCTGCCAGCGACATGCTTTCCGCCGGTAGTCGACGTGATCCGCGCCCCAGGGAACATGGTTTTGATCAGCGCGGTCATGTCGCCGATGCTTGCCTGTTCGGCCGCGCCGGTCCCGGAGCCGGAACGGGTTGCGGCTTCGAGGTTCTTCTTGGCCGCCGCTTCTTGCCGATTGAGATCGGCCAAGCGAGCCGTGAGCGCGCTCACGTCCTTGATCGAGGCCCGCGCCTCGTTGCGCAGCCGCTTGAAGCGTTCCTCGATCGCGTACTGCGGATCGGTGCGCAGCTTGGCGATCTCCGTCGCCACATCGCCCACGGCATTGCGCGCCGTGGCAGTGAGATCCTGCAGCTCCTTGTTGTTGTCGGCAATGCGCTGGCGCAGGCCGGCGACGGACGCCTCCTGCTCGACCTGGGCGGCGTAGTTGCCACCGTAGTTGGCGGTGCGCCCACCTTCCGGACCCGGCCCCTTAAGCGCCATCTCGGCCGCGGCGAGTTCGGCAGCCAGTTTCTGACGGATGGCGAGTGCGGCCCCGATATTCGCCGCAGCCTGGGCTGCCGTAGCAGCCGCAGCGTCAAGAGTGAGCTGCCGCGTCTTGCGCTGCTCCGCATTGTAATCGCGCGCCGCCTTGAGCACGTCCTCGTAGCTGTGCCGGGTCAGGTTGAGCTTGTCGGCGAGGGTCTCGAAGGCGTCGCCGGTCTTCTTGCTCTCATCCCCGGCCTCCGTCATCTTCGCGACCAGGGCGCCGAGCACTGCCACGCCGACCATGATGCCGGCGCCCCAGGCGCTCGACATGAACTGGGCGAACTTGCTCGTGCCCCCGCTCATCATCTGCACGGCCTGGACGATCTGAGGCCCCTGCTGGGCGAAGATGACTGCTGCGCGGGTGCCCCCGGCAAACTGGGTCGCCACGTCAGACAGCTGGAAGCCGAGATCCTGCAGCCCGAACTTGGCCTGCCCGGTCGAGCCGTGGACCTGCTGCATCGCGCGGGCCGAGGCGGCGTTCTCCGACCGAACGGATTGCAGGGCCACGCGAACTTCCTGCAGCCGAGCCCGGTATTCGAGCAGGTCGATCGACCCGGCGGTCAGCGCCGCCTTGGCCTCCTTGCGCGCGTTGGTGGCGAGGATCTCCGCCGCGGCGACCTGGCGGATCGACTCGCGCAGATTGTCGTTGGCGGACTTGCTCTTGGCCATAGCGCCGGCTGCGTCGCCGGAGGCCTTACCGGCCGCGTCGAAGCTGCCGCCGAGCAGATCGAGGGCCCGCTGCATCGCCGCCGAACCGTTGCGCACGGTATCCTGCGCCTGCTTGATCCCCGCGGTGAAGGCCGCGGTGCGGGCGACCAGTTCGACTTCAATTGGCGCAGCCATGTCAGCCCTCGGATCGTTGCAGCTTGGCCATCCACTCGCGTTCGCGCGAATCTACGTCCTCGGGCAGGGCGAGCACGTCTTCGGGGAACAGGAGATGATCAGCCGGGTCGGGTGGCGTCTTCGAATGCGGGGCGAGCGTGGCCCAGACGATGCGTGCCATGCGCATGTCGGCCCGCTGCTCGCCCCACGGGTCGAGGGCGTAGAAAGCGGCCCATTCGGTCAGTTCGGCGGCCGAAAGGGTACGCTCCAGTTCCTCTACTGTTCGGCCGAGGGCGAGGGCGAGGCGGAAGCGGAAGCGTCGGCCTCCGTCTCGCTTGAGGCGTTTTTTGCCTTTTCCGCCGCACTTGCACCGATGCCGTTGTGATCGAGAACCGCCTTGGAAATGAGGCTGATCGCGATCACCGGCATCGCGCCGAGGGCCTCGGCATCGGCATCAGTGAACAGCCGGTTGCCGCTCTCGTCGCAGGCGCCAAGGATGACCACCCCGACCGAGATCGGATAGGCCTTGCCATCTAGCTGAGCGAGCTTGTCCATCTCGATGACGGAGAGCCGCGCCACGCAGACCTCGCCCAGGTCGGGTACGTCGACACAGCCGATATTCCGATCGACGTAGCCGAGGATCTTGTCGCGGGTCAGGCTCACGCGCGAGTCCACGAACCCGAGGTGCGGAAGCTGGCGGCTGCTTCGATCTTGGCGTCAACGCCGGCCGACCAGGTGTACTTCTTCACCAGCGCCTTGATCGACCACACGTCGCCGTTCGACCAGGTGATCTTCAGCCAGCGGCGCTCCTGGGCGTCCATGGCACCGATCAGCTCGTCGTGACCGGCGTCGCCCGAGACCGCGTTCATGGCAAGCTCGATGTTGCCGTTGTCGGGCAGCCCGGTCAGGTATTCCTTCGCGGTGCTTTCAAGGTGAGTGGTGTCGATATCGGCGGCCTCGCCCGAGGGTGCGCCGATGTTGGTCACTTCGCCCACCTTGGCGAAGGTGGCCGAGCCGAACACGGTGGTGTCGGCGGACTCGTTCGAGATGTGAACCGTCGAAGTCTGCGACTTGAGGGCCATGGGTCAGTTCCTTTCGTGCCAGATGAGATAGTCGGACGAGAGCCGGAAATTCCGGGTCTCTTCATCGGGTGCTGGCCCCCGCTGATCCTGGAAGGTGGCGTGGAACGTCAGTCCCCCCGCCGTGAGTTCGATCGCATCGATCACGCCGCGAATGGCTTCACCCAGCGCCAGCGCTTCGCTTGCCTTCGTGCTCCATGCGTCGATCTGAAATCGCGGCCACTCGAGGTTGCTAGGCCCGTCGAGATAGGCGGCACCGGCCGTCGAGATGCGCTGCACCGTGACATAGGGATAATCCGTCCCTTGCCGGGCCCCCGCCACGAACACGCGGCCACCGGCGAGCGCCGCAACGTTGGGCGCAGCCTGCAGGGCGGCGATCAGTGCCGCTTCGGGAGTGGCCATCTACTTGAGCTTCGCCACACCCGCGGTCATCTCCGCGCGGATTGCCTCCTCGGCCGCCGAACGCTTTTCATCGGCAGCAGGGCGCATGAACGGGGCCGCAGGGGCATGTTCGGTGCCAAATTCGATCCAGTGGGCGACCTTACTCGGGCGGTATCGCACCGCGTCCTTGCCCCACCGGCTAGGGCGGATCACCGTCGACAGCTTGCTCGAGGGCTTTACCACCACTTCCACCACGCCAGGCTGGCCACTGTCGCGCCGGGCGATCTGCAGGGTTCCGGCCATGATCCCGGTCTCGACAGTGCCGTTGGCCACAAGCTTGCCGTGGGCGGCCTCGCGGATCACCTCGGCGCCCTTGCGCAGCGCCTTGGTAACGATCTTTTCCTCATCGATGCGCTTGGGCAGGTTGCCGAGCATCTTGTCGGCCGCGGAAAAGTTGATGGTGCCTGCCGATGCCATCAGTTCGCCCCCTCCGTTGCCAGGCAATGCAGCCAGGTCCAGCCCTCGCGGCGGGTGCCGGTCACGCTGGTGATGTTCCACGTCCGCGCGCGCCACTGGACGCGGTAGGTGCTGTCGAGTTCGCGCCAGCGGACCACGAACACCGCCCTTTCCTCGGCATGGTATTCACCCTTGAGGAATTCCCGGCCCGGCGTCTCAAGGACCTTGGCCCAAAGCTGCGAATGCGGGTTCCAGGTCTCGACCTCGGCGCCGAGCTCGTCGAAAATGACGGAGCGCCGTTGCAGCACGATCTGCTGGTCAAGCGCTCCGGCATCCATCAGAGCGCGACCCCTGCTTCCTGGAACTTGACATTGAGCACGGTCGTCGACGTGGCGATACCGACGATCACCGGATAGTCGCCGGTGGTGTTGTCGGCGACCGGACGGATACCGCCCGGCGTCCCCGACAGGTAGTAGGCCACGCCGGCGGTGAGTGCAGCGCCGATGGTGATCGGGCCGCCGGTGAGCACAACGAGGGGTTGGCCGCTGCTGGCCGCGTGGAGCGCGATGCCAGCGGGCGAACGAGCCCCGGCGGTGCCGCTGTTGCAGTCCGCCAGCTTGTAGGTTCCGGTGGCGCTATCGAGATAGACGACTTGGCCTGCGGTGACGCTCGCCCCGGCCGTGCCGACGACAGTGCTCGAGCCAGAGCCCTTGAGGACGCTGGCGGCGGTGATGGTGAGATCGGCCATGGGGTATCCTTTCAGATGCGCAGAAGGCGCCAGGGTGAAAGCGAGCGCACCATCTCAGCGGTGAGCGCCGGCATGGTTCGGTTGTCGAAAACCTGGGCGGTCAGGGTAAGGATCGCGAGCCGCACCGCACTGGGCACGGCAGAGAAGCCGGCGGTGAACTGGATGGTTACGGCGTTGATTCTGCCAGCGGTCGTCGGCCAGCTCGCGCCGTCATTGCGAACTACCCGCTGCGGGTCACTGACCAGGTCAAGCGTGTAGAGGCTCTCGTCGACTGCCTGGGACGAGCCAGCGGTGTCGACGTAGGTGAAGCTGTCGATCGCGGTCACGGGCCCCCTGGGCAGCTCGATCTCGTCGGCAAATGCGTCGAGGGAGAGCTGCCAGCTCTGAGCGCCCAGCGAGCGACCGATGAATTCCTCGACTGCGTTGATCGCGGCGGCGCAGGCGATGCCCAGCGCGCCGTCATCGGCATCGCCGTCCACGCGGCACCAGGCTTTCGCCTCGGCAAGCGTCACCACGGGGGACGCGGCCGGGGTGACCAGGGTCAGGCCCATTCAGCAGCTCCCGTGAAGTTGGCGGCAGGAAAAGAAGACCGCCGCCGAAGCGAACCCCGGCGGCGGTCAGGTGGGAGAGGAGGTTTGCTCCGGATCAGACCGGCGGGTTGGCAGTCGGCTCGTGGGCCGGCTCGCCGAGGATCCAGACGCCGGAGACGAACAGGTTGCCGGTGTTGTTGGCCGGCGTGACCGTGGCGCGCACATAGCGCTTGATACCGGTGTAGCCGATCTTGCGGGTCTCGTTGTCGTCGTCGAACTGGAACGAGGCGAGGACCTCAGTGCCGTTGAGGTAGGCGTCGTCGACTGCGGCGAAAGTGGCGTTGTCGTCGCTGTCTTCGATCAGCACCGTGAAGGTCGCGTCGGCGTCGCTTTCGGTGCCGGTGTTGAGCGCCAGCATGCAGGCGTTGAACCCCTGCAGGTCGGCGACGTTGGAGACCTGGGCGGTGTTATCCGTCACGGCCGCCTTCGGGGCGAGTGCCTGCACCACGTGCAGGCCATTGGTGATGTCACGCATGGTTCGGATTTCCTTGTGAGGAAGGGAAGGTGATGCCGGCGGGTCCTCGTGCGGTGAACCCGCCGGCGGAAAGCATCACGGCGCGGCCGGGGACTCCCAACCCGAACGCCGTTCAGCCTTCGTCGCGGCCGTCAGGCCGCGAACTTCATCAGCTTGATCGCGTCGTAATCGATCACGCCGCCGCCCACACGCTTGGTCGTGTAGAACTTGATGTAGGGCTTGGCGGTGAAGGGATCGCGCAGCACGCGGATGCCCAGGCGGTCCACGATCTGGTAGCCCTGGTTAAAGTCGCCGACTGCGAGGCTGAACGAGCCTGCCCCCAGTGCCGGCATGTCCTCGGCGCGGGTGATCGGGAGGCCGCCGAAGCTTTCTGGTGCGCCGATCATCAGGCTCGGCTGCCACAGGTAATCCCCGGTGGTCGACTTGAACTTGCGCATCTTGGTGATCACCGTGCGACGGGTGACGATGCGGGCGTTCTGCAGGTACTGGTTCCGCAGCAGGCCGATCAGGTCGAAGAGCTTGTCGGCCGGGAACGAGGCATCGGCGACGAAATCGCCGTCGGCGCCCGACTTCAGGTAACCGATCTTGCCCCAGGACACGCCCGAGCCGCTGTCCGCCGCCGTGGCGTAGCCACCGGCGAAGCCGCGGATCTTGTTGGCCGAGCCGTTGACGAACTCGCTGTTCTCGAAGCGGCCGAACTTGTCGCCGATCTTGCCCGAGAGCCACGCTTCCACGTCGATCGCCGCGTCGTCGAGCAGGTTCTGGGTGGCCTTGGGCTCGGTGTCGATGTTGAACACCGGGATTTCCCACTTGCCCAGCTGCGGCGTCTTGGTGTCGCCCGAAGTGCCGTGCTCGCCGGCGTAGCCCACGCCGGCCTCATCGCGGTCCTCGAGGCCTTCGAGCGAATTGCCCGAGATCGCCTGGACACTGGCGATCTGACGGATCGGCGAAGTTTCGAAGACCTTCTTGACGATCCGGCCCGAGGTGTCCTCCGGCACCAGGTAACCGCCATCGGGATCGGAGCCGACCTGCAGGGTCTTGACTTCCTCGGCGGTCAGAACGCGCTCGTTCTTGCGCAGGAATGCGCCATAGGCCGACTTGTATTCGTCGTAGCCCTTGGCATCGAGCGGGACGAACCCGAGCTTGCGCTCGGCGGCTTCGGCGGCAAGCTTCAGGTTGAAGCTCTTGAGTTCGACCTCGGCCACGGCGGCGTCGCCGGTGCCCTTGATCCCAAAGCGCTGGAACTTCAGCTCGAGCTCTTCGCGCTCCTTGCGCTCGGCAGCGATGGCAGCTTCGAACTGCTGCTTCGCTTCCGAACCATCATCGAGTGACTTCTCGATCTTGCTCAGACGCTCGATCAGGACAGGGTCGGAAACACCCTTCTTCAGCTCGGTGATCTGCTCGTCGTGCGACTTGCGGAACGCTTCGAACGCAGTGGCGATCTTCTCGATCGCGGCGCCGGGGTCACCCGGCACATCATTGGCATCCTTCTGCTCGAGCGCCAGCGAGCCGGCAAACGCGGCGGCCAGCAGGCCCAGCGAGCCGATCGAGCCGAATGCATGGCTGAAGCCGTGAACTCCGGACGTGGCTGCGAGCGCAGCATCCGGCACGAGCAGGACGAAACACGCCGTCGCCATGGCGGCGACAGCAATCAGGGACTTGTGCATGGAGGTTCTCCTCGAAGGATCAGATGCCGAGCGCGCGCAGCGCCCGAGTGGTCGCGTCAGCGAGACGCGCAGGGTCGCAATCACCACCCTCACGGTGGCCGAGTGCACCGAAGCCCTTGGCGAGGATCGCCTTGGCCTCGTTCGAAGAGAAGCCCGCCTCTCGCAAGGCCTTCTCGGCATCCCGCGGCCCCAGCCCTGCACCGGATTTCACAGATCCGATGAGGGCCTTGGGGTTGGCGGGAAACGTTACGAGCGACACCTCCATCAGCTCCACTTCCTGGAGCGTCCGGCGCGGCTCGTCGGGCTTGGTGCCCAAAGTGAATTTGCGGGCGCGATAACCGATCGACAGCCCATTCAGAGCTGGCCGCGGTGACATCTTCAGAAGCCCATACGCTTCATTCCCGCGCGGCGTGTCGGCCAGCTTGCCGGTGACCAGAAGGCCGTTGTCGTCCTCGGACAGCTCGGTCCAGATGCCGATCGGCGTCAGGTCCTCGGCCGACATGCCCCAACCGCCGTGCTGGAGCAGCATGGCGGGCCAGGAACCTGACTTCTTGGCATCAGTGAGGGTCTTCTTGAACGCGCCCTTGGTGATCACGTCGCCATAGCTGTCGACGTTGCCGAACACGGCGCCGTAGCCGGTGAACGTCTTTGCCTCGGCCCCGTCATCGGCCGCGAACTTGATCTCGCCGAAGCCGAACTCGGCCCGGCGGACGGGCCCGCCGTCCTTAATCTGCATCGACATTCTCCTGATTGGTGCGGCGAAAGGGGTTGGTTCCTGAAATGCACACCGGCGGGTGGTTGCCGCCCCAGCAATGGAACCAAACAACACCGGTCCGCTTTACTTTTTCCAGTTCTGCTTCGCTCAGCTGCCATTTGCTGATGACGTTCAGTTGGCCGTCCAGATCACGGTAACGATGGACTGGAAGACCGAGCACCGTTCCCGCTGCCGCGTCCTCCGGCGTCGGTGCGGTCAGCAGCACATTCGCCTGGGCAAAGCCGATTCCCTTGCCCATCTCAGTTCGCCGAGTTCGGGTCGGCCGACCCACCAGTGACCGGCGCGGTGTCCATGGCGCCGGTGCCGAGCTCCTCGGCGTGGCCACCGTAGGGATCGAGCTCTTCGAGGCCGCGGACCTCGTCCTGCGTCATCCACGGCCTGGTTCCGCCGGCACCCAGCGCCATCGAATAATATTTTGCCCGGTCGGCGGCCGCACCGCGCATCAGCGCCGCTGCCGAGAATTTGGTGTACAGGCCCGCGGCGCGCTCGGCCGACGTCAGGAGGTTCACGTCGGCCGAGTGCTCAAATCGCTCGTACCAGGGCATCAGCGTGTGGACGACGTGGGCGATCAGCATCTGTTCGACGCTGGCATACGTCGTCGTCTTCTCGTTCTGCCCGACCATCATCGGCATCACGCGGAAGGCGCGGCAGATCTCTTCGACCTGCAGCCTGCGCGTCGCGATGTGTTCGGCATCCACGCCGGACATCCCGGTATTCTGGAACTTGGCCCCGCGATCCAGGAGCGCGGTCTTGCCTGCCCGCTCACCGCCCTGGGCGTACTTCTGCAGCCATTTGTCGAGGTCTTCGAACTGCTTGGGCGTAAGCGGCCCTTCGACCGAATAGAAGCCCGACACCCGAGCGCCGTTGCGATGAAAATCCGCGTGTGCGGACTCGGTGGCCATGGCCAACCCGATCGCTTCGCGGGCCAGTTTGGTGGCATCGAGCCCCATCCACACGTTCCACGACGGGCCGCGCAGGTGCCACATGTCCTGGGCCGCGATTTCGATCTCGGCCATGAACGGCGGCGTGTAATAATACCGCAGGGACCCGTCCGCCTGGAGCATCACGCGGACCCGCTGCGGCTCCAGCAGTTCGAGCGAAGCAAGCCGCCGGGCAATTCCGACGCGCAGCTTGCGGACGAAGGCATTCCCCGTCAGCACGACGTGCATCGCCATGGTTTCACGCCATTCGAAGCTGGTCTGCGTGCCGTTGGGCGAGCGGTAGATCAGGTCATAGACCGGGTGGTCCGTCGCTTCGATCCGGGTGGCGCCGGCTCGGTACAGCTTGAACGGCACTTGGGCGATGCCGTCGGCGATCACCCGCGCGCAGGCCAGAACGGTCGAGACCTGGAGGGCCGAGTCCCAGCTGACATTGGCGCCGGACCCGGCTCGCTGCCCGGCACGGATCATGCCGGCGAGCTCGATGCTCGTCATTTTGGCTTCCGACGGCTCGACATAGATGCCGAGTGCCCCCGCCAGGCGCGCCAGCATGCTCATGCGGCAGATTCCCAGAAGGACCGGCCGCCGGACGCGACGGGTCCCTTCTCCATGCCGTGCGCGGCATTGAGCAGGGCGACGAACGGGTCGATCTTGCCCGCGCCGCTGGTCTGCTTGTCGACGTACACCGCGCTACCTCTCAGCAGGACCCGGGCGTTCGAGACGCACCAGGCCATCATGTCCGAACCATCGTGCCGGAACCGCCCGTCGCCGAGCATGAATTCCATCGTGTAGATCGCGCTGGACAGGCCCACGCCCTGCCGCACCGCGTCGAAATGCCCTGCGCGCTTCAGGTTCTCGTCGCCGGGGTCGAACCCGGCCGAGACCAGCGCGTCCACCAGCGGCCCCATGCCCCAGGCATCGACCGCGATGCCGTAGTTCTCGGGCAACATGCCCAATTCCTTCACCAGCGCGGCGTGCCGCGCGACATCGGCCACCAACTCACCGCCGCTGTCGCACAGCGTCAGGTCGCCGTCGGCTGCAAAGCCCTGCAATGTCGGCGCGATCGACTTGCGCCGCTCAAGTGCCACCCGCTGCGCCCAGGCATGGCCGGCGGCCAGCCAGGACGGGTTGTCGCCCGGCTCGCGACCCAGCACGGCCAGACCGAACAGGTCGTCGCGCCCGCCGCCGTCGATCCCGACGATCATCACCTCGCAGCGCCTCGCGATCGCCTTGATCCGGTCGATGAAACCGAGGCTCGCCAGCTCTTCATCGGCGGCGTCGAGCCAGTCGTCGGTCCCCGACCAGCGGTCCCGGCGGAGCCGCAGGCCGATCTCGACGTTCAAGTACTTCGCCAGCACGATCTGCAGCGTGGTGTCGCCGTCCGTGCCCTCACCGCTCCGGGCTTTGTCGAGCTTGGCCTGGATGAACTTGACCGTCGGCGACTTCCCGATGTTCGGGTTGGTCACGTAGAACAGCTCGGGGTCGAGGTAGCTCTCGGCCTCGAGCAGCTCCTCCGGCCACTCGTAGAGCATGGGCAGCATGCCCGGGTCATCACGCACCCCGTCGCGCACCTCGCGGAAACGCGCCAGGGTGGACTTGAACACGCCGGCCGGCGGCTCGTCCGAATGCGTCGTCAGGTAGAGGGTCCAGCCTTCGGGCCGGGCCGCCTGCCCACCAGTCGCTTCCTCGAGCATCGATTCCGCGCCCGGCTTCTTGCCGAACAGCCAGAGCTCGTCGACCAGGACGAACCCGGCCTTCTTGCCGCTGACCACGCCGGCATCGGCCGCCACGATCTTGAGCTCGGCCTCGGTTTCCCGGTGCCGGATCATCCGCTGGTGGTCGATCACCTGCAGGATCGTATCGAGGTCAGGATCCGCGCGGACCATCTTGGCCGCGGGACCGAAACTGTTGTTGGCGACCTCGATCGTCGGCGCGAGCACCAGCAGCTCGGCCCCGTGCCGCCAGTTGAGGATCAGCGCCGTCAGCATGATGCCGGCGGCAATGGTCGACTTGCCGTTCTTCTTGCTGATCAGGAGCATCGCTTCCTTGACCAGGCTTTCACCGCTGACCGGGTCCTGCGATCCGAACAGCGCGGCGACCAGGTCGAACACGAACGGCTCGCAGGCCTCGCCCATCGTCGGCCAGGTGCCATCCCGCTTCATCGGCAGGTCGGTCATCTGCAGCGACTTGAAGATGCCCAGCGCCTCGGCCGCCTTGTCCGGGTAGATCGGCGGGCACGGCACCAGGCTTTCGCGCGCGACGATCCGTTCCCGCCAGTCCGGGCAGGCCGTCGTCCACGTCGCCATAGATCAGGCTCAGTGGGTCAGCAGGCCGGGCGGCGGCGTCCGCGTCTCGAACCGGCCGCGCAGGCCCTTGGCCGCATCCTTCGCGGCCTGTTTCTTGCCGACCTTCTCCGGACGAGCCACTGGTACCGCGCGGTCCTTGACCGCCGCCCCCGTCGCCCGGACCCGCTCGGCATCGAGCATCTTGTCGAGCGTCTTGATCGCGCCGACGTTGCCCTTCTCGCCCTCGTCCACCAGCTGGGCCATCATGCCCGAGCGGACGACCAGGGCAGCGCGATCACGCGCGGCGCACTCGGCGGGAAATACTTTTCGCAGCGTCTTCACGTCGCAGCCGAGCACGCCCGCGACCGTCTTGAGCGTGTGGCCAGAGGCCAGCAAAACCATGACTTTGTTGGACTTTTCGCGGGTCCGGGCGAACGGCGGCCGGCCCGGCTCGCGCGGAGGGGCCGGAACCCACCCGAACAGGCCAGGATGATCGTCCGAATTACCGTCAGACACGAAAAAACTCTCCGAATGGCTGGGGACGCGGTCCTTGGCCGACCGCCCCCCAGACTTTGACCCACCCCCCTGCCCTCGCCTGCCTCGTTCAGCGTGACCCTGCGCCACCTGAACGGCAGGCCTCAGGCGAGCCCGGCGCGCTCGCGCCGCCGATGCTCCGTCTTGCGCCCGTGGCACGTGGCGCACCGCAGGCAGATGTTGTGCGGATCGAGGCGCGCGCCGCCGTCCTTCAGCTCGACCACGTGGTCGGCATAGACGCGGCCGCCCGCGCCGCAGTCCTCGCAGCGCCGTCCGCGCGCCTTGATCACCGCAGCGACCAGAGCCTTCCATTCGGGCGACTTGTAGAAGGGCAGCGCCACCTTGGGCGCTGGTGCGAGCCGGCGAGGAGCCGGGGCAAGGCGACCAGGTGCGCGTTGCAACCTAACCACCGTGGCCCTCGATCACATCGTCGCCTCCTACGTCGCCGTGCACACACGGAACCCCGATCATGGCGCTAGATAGCCTTGATCTGGTGTGGAAACGGAGAACCAATATTTCAGGTGTGCGCAGCCTTTGCCCTTGACCGTGCACAGCGCAGCGAAGTGCGAGTCGCATCACGCCCGCACATCGGCAGGTGTGGAATCCGCACCGAGGATCACCGGCGCCAGCCTGTCCAGCGCCAGCTCGTAGCGCTTGCGCATGGCATCGGACGTGACCTTGCGCAGCTTCGGGCGCCCGTCCGATTCGCTCGCACCCGTGGCGAGCTGGCCGCGCAGCGCTTCCCAGATGTCCTCCCACCGGAAGCCGCCCGGCAGTCGTCCCGCCTTGCGCCCGATCACCGTTGCCACCAGGCGCCGATCGCGCCGATCAATCTGCTCGGCATGGCATCCGGGCCGCAGGAACATTGCCTCGACCCGGTGCACGTCGCTGCGCCGCAGCTGGGGCCGCGCCTCGACCTCGTCGGGATAGTCGCCCTGGTCGCGCAGGATGGTCGGCCACCAGGCCCGCTCACCCGAGAGCAGATAGCCGCGCTCCCGATCGGGCAGCCGCCACAGCATCCGGGTGCAGTCGATCAGCTCGTCCTCAACCGCCTCGATCCTCGGGTCTTTCCTTGCCATCACCGATACTCCCACACTTGAAGATAGATATTCATTTCTCTCGTGCGCCTGCGCACACGGCCCAAACCAATCGGGCGCAAAACTGTCGGGACTGTCGGAAACCCCGCATTTTCAAGCATTCAGAGTGTCGGGCGAAGTGTCGGGCGAGTGTCGGATCATCTATCGGGAAGCCCCCGAAAGTGCCTCGGCGCCGCCCTGCCCCGCCTGTCTCAAACCCCGTCCCGACAGTCCTTCCGACAGTTCCCCCGACACTTCACCCGACAGTTCCACTGCCCCGCCGCAGCGCGCGTCACGGCGCACCGAACGGGTCGAGATCGGCGGCGGAACCAGCGGGCAGCCAGCCCTCGGTGCCCTCGCCGCCCACCACGTCCGCAGCCGCCCCACCACGCTCCAGTTCGCTCTTCAGCCGGATGCCGATGCGGATCTTCTTCTTCGCCGCGTGGTCGTCCCCGGCGTAGATCTGGGCATCGTTCAGCGCCCGGCCGAAGCCGCTCTGCTGCATGATCCGGTCTTCCTTGTCGCCGCGATCGAGGCAGAACTGCCGGAACGCCTGGTAGAGCGGCGTCGCATATTCCCAAGCCTCCGGATCGCTCACGTCGCAGCACTGCTTGATGAACTCGCCGAGCGCGCTGCTCACGTCCCAGAAGCTCGCCGTCGCCGCTGCCGCCGCCGCGCTCTTGGGGATCACCCGCTCGGCCAGCCATTCCAGCGCGCCGGCGATCATCCAGTTGAGCACGCCGGGCAGCTCGCCCAGCAGCCGGGTCTTGACCACATCCACCGGCTCGTCGGCGATCGGCTTGCCGTCCGGCCCCGGCGTCACGCCGAACTGGACAACCCACGGGTAGAGCTTGAAGCGCCGCTGAAATCCCCGGTCATCGCTCGGCGGCTTGGGAAGGTGGTTGCACTCCACGATCAGCTGCCAGTGCGGCACAAACGAAAGCTCGGTCGTCGCATGGGCGCCGCGGGCGATCATTTCGCTGCCGGTCGCCTGCTTGATTCGCTGCCCGTCCCAGGTCGAACCCTTCTTGGGCTCGTCCATGACGACGAGGCGGATATCGCCCGCCAGGCGCACGATGTCGCTCTGGTGCGCTGCGCTGGCTTGGCTGGGCCCCTCAAGGAAGGTCTTCGGGTCCGCCCGCCGGGCATAGGCCCCGTGCAGCTTGCAGATGATGTCGTTGGTGACCGACTTGCCGTCCTGCCCCTTGCCTTGGAAGATGTAGAAGGCCTGGTCGCTGATCAGCGCGGTCAGCGTCATTCCGTAGATGCGCTGGAGCGCGGTGCGCTGCACCGGGTCCTTGTGCATCACCAGCAGCCGCTCTTCCCACGCCGGCGCCTTGGCCTCGGGATCATAGGCCACGGCCGCGACCTGCATGAACCGGTCGGCGGCGCGATGACCCGGCTCGAAGCGATGCTCCCACTGCCGCGGCGCCGTCTCGACAAGCCGCAAGGTGCCGTTCAGGCAATGATAGGCGAACGGATCGGCATCGAAGTCCCGCACCCACGCCTGGGTGACGAACGGCCCCTCGGGCCCGTCACGCAGGGCCTTGAACTGGCTCAGCGCCTGTGTGCACTTGGCCGAATCGCCGCTCTTGTTGGCCCAGCTGAACAGCTGCCCCACCCGCTCGTCGGCCATGTCCTTGGTGAACCGCGCGCCGAACACTTCCGACAGTTCCTCGCTCGAAGCCTCCCGCAGCGCCGCCGCCTCCTCGACCACGGCCATGCTGGCCCGCTGGGCAAAGGCCAGCGCCCGCGCCGGCCCCTCGTCGGTGGACCAGCGCACCCCGTCGAAGGCGATCCACGCCCCCTTACCGCCCTGCGCATCGGCCAGCCACAGCAGCCGCACGCCGGCATCGGCATCCCCGCGCGCTGCCTCGAACACCCGCCGGGCATTGCCCAGGTCGTTCATCGGCAGCTTGGCCCGCTCGAGCGGCGTCAGGTGCTTCACCTCCGGCTGTCCTGCATGAACGGCCTGCCGGTAAGCGCATGGCGCCCGGCCATCCGCAACCGCCCAAGCACCTTCCCATCCTCGCTTACCACGATGCCGCTATAGCCGCTGGTGACGTTCTCCAGCTTCCGGCGGCAAGGGCTTGCGCTGCGAACACCAACGGGCTTTTCAAACCCGCAATCGAGGCAGGCGACCACACCCGGATCCCGCTCGATTCGAAAGCCCCGCGCACCGTGATAAACCACCTTTTCCCGCCACTCATGGTGCCGGCTGACCAAAAACTCCCTCATACCTCCATCGCCCCCGCCTCGATCAGCGCCAACGTCGTCGCCTTGCGCCGCGCGCCAGCGCCGATCTGCTTCGGCCGGGCGTCGACCACCTGCGGCAGCATCGCCTCATTCATCGGCCCGCGGATGCCCAGCGTGCGCCGGTAGAGCACCCGCAGCATCTCGGCCTCCTCGCGCACGCCCGGCCCCTTGGCGAGGTCGCTCTCGATCTCGCGCACCACCGCGCCGATCTGCACCTTGTTGAAGCCGATCGCCTCGGCAAACTTCATCACATCGGCAAGGTCGGCCGTGATCGCCCGCCGGTCCTCGCGCAGCCGCAACACGCGGCGCACGATCTGGATCAGGTGCTTCGCACTGTCGCCCTCGGAATCGGGGAACTCGTAATCGCCATCATCGGCCCGCCGGATTGAATGGAGCGGCGCCGCCGCCGCCACCGCCGGAACGCTCGAAAGCTCCCGCTCGAATCGCGCCCGCCACGTGCCGAGGTATTCCGCCCGGGTGTCGGCATCGCCGATCGTCCCCGCCAGTTCCGACAGTTGCGCCCAAACCCCGGCCACGGCCTCGGGGCCGGCCCCGGCGGGCAGGCTCGCCGCCACCGTATCGAACAGGAAGGCATGAAGTCCCACCGCCTCGCCCAGCATGGCCTCGATCTCGCGCTGCGCCGCGTCCTCGCCCAGCTCGCGCACCAGGTCGTCGGGATCCTTGCCCGCCGGCAGCAGGGCCACGGCCAGTTCGCGCCCGGGCCCAAGCATGGGCAGCGCCGCCGCACAGGCCCGCACCGCGGCCTTGCGCCCGGCGCCGTCGCCATCGAACAGCAGCACCGGCCGGTGATGCACTCGCCAGCACCGCTCAAGCTGCGCCTCGGTCAGCGCGGTCCCCATCGGCGCCACCGCCTCGGCAATGCCGATCCGGGCCAGCGCCACCACGTCGAAATAGCCTTCGACGACGATCAACCGATTCCCCGCATGCGGCCGCGCCGCAGGGCTCGCCCGGTGCAGGTTGAACAGGGTGCGCCCCTTGTCGAACAGCTCCGAATCCGGGCTGTTCACGAACTTGGGCGTATCGCTCCGCCGGCCCGGCCAGACGCGGCCGCCGAACCCGACCAGGCGCCCGCGCGCGTCATGGATCGGGATGGTGATCCGGTCCCAGAACAGCTCGCGAGGCGGGGCGTGGGCCGGCTTTTCGCCGATCCAGTTGCCATCAACCAGCAATCCCGCGGCCCGGCCCAGCTTCTCGCCGATCCCGCGCCCGCGCAGGCTCCCGTCCTGCCCCCGCGCATAGCCGATCCCGAACGCCGCGATCTCCGCCGGCCCGATCCCGCGCCCGGCGAGATACTCCAGCACCGCCCCGGCCTGGTCGAGCTGCGCCACGTAAACGCCCTGGGCAACCTCGAGCGCCTCGCGCACCGTATCGAACACCCGCGCCCGCTCGGCCGCCGCCGGCGTCGGCGCCGGCATCTCGAGCCCGGCCTCGGCCGCCAGCTCCTTCACCGCATCCATGAACGGCAGGCCGTGGCTGTCCATCAACCAGCGGAACACGTCGCCATGCCACCCGCAGCCGAAGCAGTGCCCGAAGCCCTTCTCGTCGTTGACGGTGAAGCTCGGCGTCTTCTCGTTGTGGAACGGGCAACAGGCCTTGAACTCACGGCCCGCGCGCGTCAGCTTGAGCGACCGCCCCAACAGGCCGGACATCGCCACCCGCGCGCGGATCTCTTCCAGGAAGGAATCGGGCAGCGCCATGGGTCAGTCTTCCCCCTGCCCCGATCCGGGCCCACCACCCAGCACCGCCCGCATCCGGTCGAACATCGCCAGCGCGCGCGGCAGGTCCTGCCGCGGCCCCGACACCGAAAGCTCGGTCGCCAGCTCAGCCAGCGCCCGCAGCTGCTTGGCCTTGGCATAGACCTGCCACCGCCCCGGCCCGGTCGGCCCGATGTCGGACTGAATGCTCACAGTCAGGCCGCCCGAGCCGGGCCCGGCCGCCGCATGAATCGCCCGGCCGCCACGGCCTCCTGCGCCACCGGGCCGAGCCGATCGGCTATCTTGTCCAGGAGGAGGTTCGCTTCCGCGCAGTCGCCCCGATCGACCGCCGCCGCCAACTCGCGCAGCAGCTCGTCACCGCCGCACAGCGCCTCCAGCGAAACTTCCTCATCAATGCCGTAATCGTCGTAAGCCATCTCGCCCTCCCTCAAACCCGAACCGGCATGACGACGCACAGCGCCCCGTCATCCACCACCCGCTGCCACCGCGAAGGCGCTCCGGCATCGCCGTGATGCAGAGCCACGCTGTCGCCGCCGATCGCGTCGAGCATGTTGGCCAGGTAATTGCCGTTGAAGCCGGTCTCGAACCCGCCGGTGCAGTCGGCCGGCAGCTCTTCGCTGGCCGTGCCGCCCTCTTGCGAAGCGACGCTAACCACCAGCTTTCCCGTGTCGCGGGCCAGCTTGACCGCGTTGCTCTTCCCATCGGAAACCAGCGCCACGCGCCGCAGCGCCGCGCGCAGGCCAGCTGGCTCACAGATCACCGGCCCATCCACCAGCGCCGGAATCACCCGGCGATAGTCGGGGAAATTCCCCTCGATGACCTTGCCTGTCAGCACCACCGGCCCCACCTCGGCCCGTACCTTGCGGTCGTCCCATGCCAGCGCAACGGCGCCGCCATGCTCCCCCGCCAGCTTCTCAAGCGTGTGGACGAACTTCGTCGGCAGGATCACCTCGGCCCCGCCCTCGGGGAAGTCGGCCGCCAGCTGCACCAGCGCCAGCGTATGGCCATTGGTGGTGACAAGCCGAACCTTGCCCGCCTCCGCGTTGAGAAACACTCCGCCCAAATAGGCCCGCGTCAGCTCGCTCGAGGCCGACCAGCTTACCCGCCCCAGCGCGGTCGCCAGCGCCTTCCCCTCGATCTCCAGCGCCGCGCACAGCCGCTCGGGCGGCAGGCTCGGGAAGTCGGTCGCTGGCAGTGCCGGAAGTACCCACCGTGCGCGACCGCTCCGCGCCGTCACCCGGCCCTCGGTCTCCTCTAGCGAGAGCTGCGCCCCCGACGCCGCGGCACCGGCCAGCGCGGCCAGGCGGCGTGCATCAACCGTGATCGCCAGCTGTCCCGCCCTGGCCAGCGGCACCGCCTGGCGAAACTCGATATCGAGATCGCTGGTGGTCAGCGTCAGCGTCTCGCCCTCAGCCACCAGCTTCACATTGCTCAGGATCGGGATCGTATTGCTGCTCGCCACGATCGCCGCCGCGTTCTTCATCGCCTTGGCCAACAGAGCCGCCTCGATGGTAATGCCGTTCTCACCTGCCCTACGCACCATCATTTCCTCCATCGGCCAGCATCGCCGCCACGTCGGCCGATCCGACATGCAGCCCGGCCTTCAGTTCATCGATCACCACTTCCAGCTGCCGCCGCCGGTCCTCGGCCCACGGCTCCAGCTCCGGCTGCCGCTTGGCGACCACCGCCGCATTGGCCCGCCGCTTCTCGAGGTAGGCGAGCACGTCGGCCAGCTCGCCCGAGACAGCCTCAGCCATGGCAGGCCTCCATCAGGTCGAGCCCGGCGGCGAGCACGCTCTCGATCGCCTCGGCCTCGCTCACGGTGAAGGCGATCCCCGCCACCATCATCCACACGGCCCCGCCGTCGTCGGCCCGCAGCGCTCGCAGCAAGTCGTTGCGCCTTCGCCGCGCCCGATCGGGCGACAGCCAGATGGCACCCGTGCCCGGAGGCGGCGGCGGCTCGGTCGTCAGCAGCATGCATCGCGCCTCAGGCGGATCGCGCCGGCCGAACACGGTGCCGATCACGTTCCACATCGGGCGCACGTCGCCCTGGTCGCGATCGAAGGCCCACACCGCCAGCGGCTCGGACCCATCGGCCGCAAAGAACCGCGCGGCGCTCACAGCTGGCCCACCAGCAACGCGCGGCGGGTGCGCTTGACCAGGTAAACCGGCACCCCGTCGCTGGCGCGCATGCAATGGGGGGTCAGGAAGCCGAGCTCGGCCAGACGCATGACGTATTCGCGCAGCTCGGGCCGACAGACATCGCGGAGCACCACGCCCGCGGCATAGCGCCGCTCCTCGTTGGGCTTGGCAAATTGCAGCCACAGCTTGAGCTCGGCGCAGCTGCGCACCGCCTCGGTCGGCGGCTGCCGCGACGGACCAAAGGCGAACGGGTTCGATCCCGGAGTTCCGGGTGTGAAAGACGGATCGTGATACATGGAAAGTCGCCCTCTCGGCTGAGTGGATGAATTGGCCCGAGGGGCTGGGTTCAGGAGCTGTCGAAGGCAGCGCGGAGCACGGCGCCGGTCGTGGTCAGCATCACGCGTCGGGATTGTCCCGCGCCGTCAACGTGGACCTTCCCGGCCTTGCGCAGCTTGGTGAACAGGTGGCGGGCAACCTGCCGGTCGCGTAGGCCGAGGACCTTGGCGACCGCGGTATAGCTGGGGCACGGCATGCCCTCCTGGGCGGCCCGATCGAGCAGATCGAGCAACTGCTCGGCCTTGGTCCCGACCGATGCGCTGGCCGCAGCTTGGATCAGCGCGGGCCTGCGAACATGGAACGCGGTGCCGACCGGCGTTTCGCGCTCCTCATGCTCGACAGAGCCGCTGGCCCGCCATTCGCTGACCTGCCGCACCACGGGATGGCTGGGATCAAGCGCCTCGCCCACCGCATAGCGGGTCCAAGCGCCGCCCGGGGCGGCGTGGGCGAACCATACCAGCAGTTGGTCTTCCCCCGCGTAGAGCGCTCCGGAAAGTCTTGTCTGCCCCCCCATGGCGCTACGTCCCGCAGGCCACTTGCCGGGCGGCGCCCGCGAGACGGCGCGCCCGATCACCCAAGCGCGCGCGTTCGATTGGTGTGACCACGCCGTCCGCCTTTGCGTCGGCATGCTCAGCAAGGTAGTGGGCCCCCTCCCGGCCGAGCTGATCGAGATCGCCGTTGCCACCATCACAGGTCACCACCGCACGGCCGAACGGCTCGAGCAGCAGGCTCAGGAGATGGTCGGGTACACCGGCTGCGCCGAGCTGGCCGATCGCCCAAGCGGGCATAGCCGCACCGTTCCGCCAACCCTTGAGCGTCGAAAGTGGGATGGGCGTCTTGGCCGCGATCGCGGAGGCGGAAAGCCCGGCCTCCTTCTCCGCCAGGCGAAACATTTCGCGCTGCGCGTCGATTGAATCCTGCCCTGGGATCGAGACGCTAGTCATGATCCCGTTCCTTTCCAGAGCTATGCCCTGCACTATGGACATCTCGGGCATTCATGCTGCTTCCCCGGTGATTGTTGCGCCTGCCGCCGCGGGGGGCTCATTCACGGCGGCAGGCGCGCGACCCTGACTCTCGACCGGGTCGGTCGCGGCCTGCGGGGTGCCCTGCTCGGTCTCGCTCACGGGAATGGCGATCCCGGCAGGGTTCGTGATAGACGAACTTGGCGGCTCCCTTGACGGCGGCCCGGCCTCGTAATCCGCCATGAAGCGGCGGACCTTTGCCTCGGTCTCTGGCCACACACGGCGGCCGGCACGAACCTGCCGGACGAAATGTCGGTCCCCCAAGGCGCGATCACCCAACGCAGTGGGGCTGATCTCGTCATGCTCCGAAAGGAACGCTTCAATGTCGTTGAGCAACTCCATGGGGACGCTCATAAGGTGTGACATTGCACACCGTCAAGGTGTGAAACGTCCCGACTGCACCGTCGTGGTGGAATTGTGTGAAATGTCACACATGAGCAGCTTCGACATGGATGCCTTCCGAGCCCGGCTGCAGCGCCTGATGGACGAGCGAAAGGTCGCTAGGAAACCGCTTGCGAAAGCAGCGGGCCTTGGCGAGACGGCCTTGCGCGACATCTTCGAGCCAGAACGCCGAGATGTCCGCGTCGGCACGTTGGTCAAGCTCGCCGACTATTTCGAAGTGTCCCTGGACGACCTGATCGGCGAGCCGGCAGTGCGCCTCGCCGGGCGCATCGGCGCCGGTGGAGAAGTGATTTTCGAACCCGAAGAAGATCCGGATGCACCGGGAGTACCGCGCCCACCTGGTGCCAGCGGCAGAATCATGGCATTGCAGGTTGTAGGGATTTCGATGCTGCCGAAATACGAAGACGGCGACATCGTTTACGTCAACCGCGACATCGATGGTATTCCGAAGAATGCAATCGGAGAATATTGCGCCATTCGCACTGCGGACGGCGGCACATACCTGAAAATTCTGGCCAAGGGCACGGTGCCAGGTCGCTACACCCTCCGCTCGCTCAACGCCGCCGACATGGAGGACCAAGAGGTGGTGTGGGCAGCACCAGTTCGATGGGTCATGCAGCAACCGCGA